GGTTGTAGATCTACCTGGAATGTACCAAATCTCCAGGACTCACTGACACCTGTATTTTCTATCTTTATGTTTGCATAACGTCCTCTTGCTCTGGTGTCAACTTTGGTTGTGCTTGCATTTATAGTAAAAGGACTTAACGTTGTCTCCTGATCATCCTGTGCAGGAAAATCTTTTATGGATAGTGTCACCTGATTATTACCTGTCAATACTTTAAAGTTTGGCAAGAATCTACGCATTGCAAGAAACACCTCACTCTGATCTTTTTGTAATGAGAAACTAAATGATTGTATGAAAGATGTTAATGTTGTTACACTACCATCTGGATTGACCTGGTCGGTTCCTATCTCATGTTCAAAGAATACTGTCTGACCCAAACCTGTCTCACCAATGACCTGTGGAAATGTGCCTGTATTAGCGCTGTTGTATGCTGTTGCATATGGTTTAGGATATACGAGAGAGTCTATCCAACTTGTTCTTATAGAATTTGTATTTGTACCTGTGTACCAATTACCCATCGGTAATCTTGCATTGTCCTGTCCATAGTTATAGACAACATATCTGTTATTAAAATCAGATCCTGATGTCGGATACCACCAGATCACCTCTGTGAATAGATTATTGATACCTGCATTTATCTGTTGGCCTTTCGTTGTATCTGCATCGTCATAGACAAAGTCCTCAACAGAGCAAGGTAATGTATTAACCGTACCATCAAAAGAGAAAAAACCATTGTTACCCATCCAGTATGCAACACCATCAATCTCGATGGCTGCATTCTTACCAATCAATCCACAGTTTGTGCCCACCTGTTCGAATCCAAATGTAAAAGGAGCTCCGACAAATTTCATTGTATACAGAGCATTGTCTGTCCATATCAGTATATTTTCTTTTGCAACAAGACCACCCATGATCTTTGTGCCGTCCTGTAATCTCTGTGTACCTGCAGTATTTGTTGCCTGTGGTGTATATTTATTTATGTTCTCATCCTCAGAGAATCTTATGAACATATCATCCTGTGATGATGGTGTGCCAATAGTCTCCTCTGTTCCAAGATGAATCAAGTGTCTTGTTGTTGGTGATATAAGTGTGACTCTAGTTGCGGTTGGATTACCACTGTCTGTTGCTGCATCTATTCTTGTCTCAAAACCAGATGTCAACATAGATGCTCTTGTTGTAAGTCTTGCCGTAATACCAGAGTTCCATGTAAATGTTTTACCATTAGCTACAGTTGCAACTAACACCTCACCAAAATTACTTAGTGACCATAATCCTGGTTCTAGTGTTACTGATGATGCCTCAACAGCACTACCAAATCCAGAAAAATTTGTGGCGTTAGTAACCACAGCACCATCACTGTGAGCCTGTCCGTTTGATGTGCCAAAGGTTGCTGTTCCTGCTGCACCTCTGGTTATACCTGTTAATTCAACTCCCGCAACTCCAGTGTATGTTATTAATTCATTACCCACAGCTATCGTTCCTGCTGTTGGAAAACCTGTTGTGGATGTTAATCTGATCTGTGTTGCTGACCCATTGTTACCAGCTGTATCCGCGGCCAACGCTCCGTCTAGATCATTCTGTAAAGCACCTGTAATCGTACCACCATAATTACCAATACCAAAACCATAACCATATGTCTGTGCTGCAGGGCCCACAGTCTCATAAACTTTGACAGTCATGCTACCACCTGTTGATACAACGGCACTTGCCTGATTTAGAGAATCAATTGTAAAAGTTGTGGGTGTTGGAACTGTTAATACCTGAAATAATTTATCCTCAAAATCACTTGCATTTAATCCTGTGCCACTTGGTAGAGTGACAGAGGATAATTCAACAATATCTCCAACAGCCAGATCGTGATCGCTTGTTGTTGTGATTGTACAGGTTTTGACTGACGTGCTGTTTGTAGCTAATGTTGAACTTGTCAAAGTATCAACGACTCCAGCATTATTACATCTAAAAGGCGTGATATCAAAAAGCTGTCCCTCAAAATATAAAAGTAAAAATTTATCTGTTCCTATCGCAACATATCTATTACCTTCTGTGTCAACAAAGGCATGTTGCTTTCTAGCAACACCAACAATAGAATCAGATAATAATGATTGCCAACCACCAACTTTTTCTGGCAAACCATATCTAAATCTAACATTATCAGAGTCGACCCAACGACCCTCTGCACCAACACTTGTGTCCTGTTTGTCGATTCCCGGAGCAAACTTGATTTGAGTAAGCGGCATGTTTTACTCCTATGATGTGCTATTGGTTTTTATTTGCCAGCCTTTATCAGCGGTTGTGAAAATTAATGTTACACATTGATTGTTTGTGGTTAGATCTAGGTCATTAGTTTCACCTTGAATATCAGATCCATTTCTTGCGACCACACATTTATTAGTTCCAAAACCATTTGATGCAGATACATCCATGATTGTCACCTCGTCACCCTGTGCAGGAGATGCAGGTAATGTGATTGTCACAATGTTTGCGACCGTGTCTACACCTATCTGATCTCCGGCCACGGCCGTATAGGTTGTTTTGCTAGCAGCTATCACAGTTGTGAATCCTTTTTCCATCATTGCTAAAGTTGTGGCTGGAACACTACCTCTAGAATAAACCAAAACTTTTGCACCTTCTGGCAAAGGCACCTGTGTGGATGCACTCTGACCTGCTGTTAATAATTTTATGGTATGACTATCTGCAGCACCACCTCTGGTAGTTCCATCTTCTACAAAAAATACCCTATTAGCATTACCACCTGATGTGCTTGCGGGCATTGTTAAGGTTGAGTCTCCTGATAAAGTGCCAGTAAGTTTAATATAAAGATTTTTACCATTTGCAGTTGCGTCTCCATCGGCCAAACTTAAAGTTACATTACCAGAACTTAAAGTAACCTCCACATAACCTGATGTTGCTGTCTGTAATAATTGTAAATTAGTATTTGTTATTGTTCCCCATAGACCGGCTTTCTCACCTGTTGCTACGAGTTCTAGTGATAAATCTGATGAAAATGTTGATGCCATATTAGTACGGTTTTATTGGTGTCCAAACCATTGTTGCTCCTGGTATAATATCGTTCCACGTAATAACCCCTGGTTCTACGGTATCTAGTGTTAGACCTGAACCTGTAGGACTTATATTTGCGTCAGCAGTTATTGTAACATTACCTGTAGCCAAGGTCAATGAGTTTCCGGAAGGAGTCACATTGGTGTCTATATTGATAGTAAATGCACCTAATCCTAAAGATACAGCATTTCCCGTGACCGTGTGATTGGCGTCAGCTGTGATGGTTAATGTCCCTGTGCCTAATGCAATTTGATTTGCTGTTAGATTTTCTGTGACAGCATCCGCGATAACACCCACACTACCGATCGTGATAGATAAACTATTGCCTGTTACGACTACAGCTACATCACCGTCTGGTCCCGATGTAGCAAAAGGTAATGCTGATATTGCGTCAAATCCTAAACTCATAAAATTCCTTAAAAGGGGACAGTAGGTATGTGGTGGTGTACTGCCCCCATCTAAGGATTATATCATCGTTTAAACCAAGAAGGAAGACCTAAATGTGGACGTTTGTCAAACATGTTATCTCTAGCTCCCGGTGTCTTACGATTGTTATAATGTAGAAAAACCTGCACGCATTCTTTGCCTTTGAATTTTTCTCGCCAATGTTCTAATTCTATACCCCTATAAACCAACATATCACCAGGTTTTAGATCTACCCTAACCCCTTTTGCTTTGCTGGCTGCTGTAATATTCTTACCATCTGGTGCACCCACATTCTCATTTGGACTTAGATATATAGGCCAATCGTCACCACCAAGATTCATGGTGGTTGATATCTCACAGGAGAATCTATCCTTGTGTCTTTTTAGTTCATCACCTTTTTTATATATTCTTGCATAAGTATAATTTGGATCTAATTTTAATCCTGTGGCCTTTTCCATTATCGGTTGACATTTCAACATCAAAGTCTCCATGGCCATGTTTGCATATTGAGAATAAGTGCCAGGGATCTGTTCATTGGCTTCTTCGTAGTGACCTATTATATTCTCAAATGGTGAGAAGTATCTGGCTTGACGACAGGTATCATAAACCTGTTTCTGCATCCTAAAATAATTTGCAATAAAAATCGCCAGGTCTTCTGATATAGCTTTTCTGATTACTGTGTATTTATTTTTCTTAAACATCTTTAGCCATCTCTTTTGGCACAGCCTGTATATTCCAATGTATAAATCTAAAAGGTTCTTTACCATGATCAACCGCATATTCATGCTCTAGATAGCCAGGAAATATAATTAGTGTGCCTGGTTTTGGTCTTAAATGAAATTGTTCGTGACCTGGCCATACACCTTTTAAGTCTGGTTTCATATGCAATTTAGTTGTTCTTGCACCTGTCCTTGGTTCGTGAAACACAGGGTAAGATGTTTTATCACTACATTTTAAAAAGTAAAAACCTGATACATGTTGATTCCAATGTATGTGTGCTGAATGATGACCACCACCTTTTTTAGCAAACTCTTGTACCCACATCTCACTAAACATAGTTGTATATTTAGACATATCATAACCCTGATGGTCTAGATATTCCCAAGACTTTTGACCAATGTAATTTCTAAAATCTAAAAAATCATTATCGGCTGTAAGTGGTGTCGAATGATACGATCTTCCAAAGTCACCGTGTTTTTTTATATATTCTTTTTCTCTTTTGCGAGCATCAGCAATATATTTATTACTCGCTTTGTTTAACGATTTAACAAACTCTGGTTTTTCCTCACTCCAAATCACAGTTGGAAAATAACTATTTATAAACATTATCTAAAAGGCCTTCCTATATGCCATACCACAAGACTGTATCTTGTGCCTGATGTTACTGGTTTAACTCTATGCCACACAAAACTAGGAAATACAATAATAGATCCTTTTGGTAATATCTCTTTACATTGTATTCTATGTTTTGATTCGTCTCGCATATGTGGGTCATAGTTTCTAAAATCAAATTCTAATTCACCACCCTTATATTCTGATCCATCTGTCAACTGACAGGTCATAGATAGTTTTCTAATTCTGCCGTGCTCAGGATGATTAGGATCTTTTCTATCATAAGGTTTATGCCAACTATCACAATGCCAATCGTAATATTGATTTAATTTATATTTTGTAAATTGACAAGACTCTGATCTTTCCCAATCAAAATTCCAACCAGCGTTTCTATTTGCCTCGTGAACATAAGGATGTAATTCCTTATATATCCAGGTATCATTAAGCCATACCAGATCAGACTTTCTTTTACGCTGCATGTTTTTAACCTCATCCTCTTTTAA